TTAGCACCTCTCAAGTTAGCACCTCTCAAGTTAGCACCTCTCAATTCAGCACCTCTCAAGTTAGCACCTCTCAAGCCAGCACCTCTCAAGTCAGCACCTCTCAAGTCAGCATCAATCAAGTAAGCATCAAACAAGTAAGCACCTCTCAAGCCAGCACCTCTCAAGTCAGCACCTCTCAAGTCAGCATCAATCAAGTTAAATTTTTGTAAAACGGCATTTTCAACCGCATCTTTAATTGTAGCATTTTCAGCTTCATAAGTAAATAGAACTTCGCCTAAAATACTTTTAATCTCAATTTTTGTTTTCATAATGTTTTGTTTTTATTTGTTTATATTCTTGCTGCTGCTCCATCTAATGATGATTTGTTTTCTGCTATTAAAGCTGCTTCTTCTAATGTAAAAGCTTCAACTTTAATTAATTCACTTGTTAAATATCCGTTTGTATAACCTGATACTAAAATTTGATAAGTTTCCATAATGTTTGATTTTTTAATTGTTTGTTTCTTGAGTACAAATATAGTTATTTATAATTAACTATCAAACTTTTTTATAAAATATTTTTAATTATCTTTGTTTTTATGAAACAAGCAAGAGTTTTAATTCAAACTGAAGATAGTCAGGAATATACAAACTTTCACTTCGTTATTAGCGATGTTAATGGCTGTTATGTAATAGATTCAGAAACAATGTGCCTAATTTTAAACGGAACTGACTTTATATTAGAGTTTAATTCTGAGCTTTACGATGAAGTTAAAAAGAATATATCTATTAAAAACCTAATCAATAAAAATTAAATGAAACTTTTTATTTATATTAGTAACTACAATAACATTGGAGGTGTAGAGCGATTCGTTGAGAATTTTTGCAAACGAATGAGTAAACATTACGATATCACTCTCCTATTTGATTATTGCCAGGATTATGATATGTTATTTGAAATGGCGGAATTTGTAAATATAGCCAAGCTTGATAAAGTCAAAGGCCATAAATGTGATATTTTTGTAAACTCAACAGCTTGGGGAACTGAACCGTATAACTATATAAATTCAAAACGTTGCATTCAGATTATTCACGCTGATTATCGCCACGTTATTGCAAATTGGAATTTTAAATATATCCGCCATAAAAAAACAACTCATCACGTTGCAGTCGGGGAATTGGTTAAAACATCATTCGAGATTGCCACTCCTTACAAAATTGATAAAATCATATACAACCTATTAGACAATACTTATATTCCTAAACCAAAGAAAAAAAATAAAGTATTATCTCTGATAACTGTTAGCAGACTATCAGGAGAAAAAGGTTTCGACAGAATGCTGAAACTAGCTCAATTATTGGATAAAGAAAAAATTGATTATATTTGGGACATTTACGGAAGTTACGAAACTGATTGGCAAAAGAAAATAAAAGCTAATTTTAAGGATTGCAAAAATGTATTTTTTAAAGGTGTAGTAAAAAGACCTTTTGAACAAATTAACCAAGCTGATTATTTGGTCCAGCTTTCAGATACGGAAGGTTTTGCCTATTCAGTTTACGAAGCATTACAGGTTAAAACACCTTGTTTAATTACACCTTTTGCATCAGGTAAAGAACAAATAACAGATGGTGAAAATGGATATATTTTGCCTTTTGATATGAAAGGAATTGATCTGAATAAAATTCTAAATAAAATACCTAAATTTACAGAATTTAACGAAATAGGATCAGAGCAAAGTTGGATTGATTTTTTTAACGAAATAAAATGATAACATTAAAAACATTAAAACCGATAAAAGATACTACAATAAACAAATTAAGACATAAAAACGAGGAGTTTCAAGTTAGTAAAAAAAGATACGATGAAATGATCTCCAGTCTTAAAAACCAATTTAGTATATATTTTGAACTTATAGCAATAGAAAAACAAAATGCCGATACCAAACCCAAATCCAAGCGAAAATAGAACTGACTTCATTCAACGATGTATGGAGGATAGTTTAATGGCTAATGAATACGATGTACAACAGCGATATGCAGTTTGTCAAATGGCATGGAGTGAAACCAAATCGGAAACGTATAACGACTATCCGGAGGCAGCAACAAACAACGCAAAGAGAGCTTTAAAATGGGCCGATGAAAATGGATGGGGTGATTGCGGAACTCCGGTAGGCAAAGCAAGGGCAAATCAGTTGGCGAATCGTGAGAATATAACAAGAGACACGATAGCAAGAATGGCATCGTTTAAAAGACATCAACAACATAAAGACGTTCCCTATTCTGAAGGATGCGGAGGCCTTATGTGGGATGCATGGGGAGGCACAGAAGGTATTGAATGGGCGATTAGAAAATTACAACAAATAGATAAATAAATGGCACGACCAAGCGAATATAATTTTGATTTATGTATTGATATTTGCGAGCTTGTTGCAAAAGGAGATAATATTATAAAAGTATTGGATTCAAACAATTTATATCCAAGTTGGTCAACTTTTAGACGATGGAAACGTGAGAATGATGAATTACGAACATTGTATATAAATAGTGTACAAGACAAGGCAGAAGCTTTGGAAAATGAAATGGATGATTATCGTTCTATGTTATTAGCTAAAGAGATTGATGCTTCAACTTATAATACTTTAGTTCAAACATTAAAATGGAAAATGGCTAAATTTTATCCTAAAATGTTTGGTGATAAAATACAGCAAGAACATTCTGGTGAAGTAACTACCAATATCATATCATTAGGCAACGGAACTAAACCAAATGAATGAAACTAATACCGAAACAGGAACACGCAGTCTATTATTTAAAGGATAAAACCACAAAAGAAATATTATATGGTGGTGCAGCTGGTGGAGGAAAATCCGCTCTCGGTGTATTATGGTTAATTGAGCAATCACAATCATATCCAGGCACTCGTTGGCTTATGGGCCGTTCAAAACTTAAGACATTAAAAGAAACTACATTAAACACTTTCTTTGACCTTACAACCCAATTAAAAATATCAAATCAATATAACTTCAATAGTCAAACTGGCGTGATATATTGGAATAATGGAAGTGAAATTCTTTTAAAAGACCTTTATGCTTATCCAGCAGACCCGAACTTTGATAGTTTAGGTTCACTTGAAATTACAGGAGCTTTTATAGATGAGTGCAATCAGATTAGTTACAAGGCATGGCAAATAGTCATATCTCGTATTAGATATAAATTAAACGAGTACAATTTAACTCCAAAGATATTAGGCACTTGCAACCCTGCAAAGAACTGGACATATGCAAAATTTTATTTACCAAGTTCAAATGCTACATTAAACGAGAGCCGTAAATTTATTCAATCATTACCAACTGACAATCCTAATTTACCACAAAGCTATTTACATTCTCTTTTATCATTAGACGAAAACAGTAAGCAAAGATTATATTACGGAAATTGGGAATATGATAATGACCCATCCAAGTTAATTGATTATGATAATATTGTAAATTGCTTTACTAATGAATTTATAGAGGAAGGACAAATGTTTATAAGTGCCGATATTGCTCGTTATGGAAGCGACAAAATGGTTATAATGGTTTGGAGTGGTTATCGGGTTGTTGAAATATTTACATTGTCAAAATCCTCAATTACTGAAACTGCACAAGCCATTAGAACTTTAGCGACAAAGTGGAGAGTTCCAAATAATAATATTATTGCCGATGAGGATGGTGTGGGTGGTGGTGCTGTTGATATTCTTAAATGCAAAGGATTTGTAAATAATAGCAGACCATTAAAAGAGGAAAATAATACTGTTGAATATCAAAACTTAAAAACACAATGTTATTATAAATTGGCTGAAAAAATACAGTCAAATGGTATTTATATAAATTGTAATGATGGATCTATCCAGGATGATATTACTAAGGAATTAGAACAAGTAAAGCGTGATTGTATTGATTCAGATGGCAAATTAAGAATTATTCCAAAAGAGAAAGTAAAAGAATTCATAGGTCGTTCACCTGATTATAGTGATACTTTAATGATGAGAATGTATTTTGATTTATCACCGAAGTTTTTTACTTTCTAAATAATTTATACTAAATCATATAAAAATTTATATCTTTGAAACAAAGTTTTAAATAAAATGGCAAATAATACACTTTTAAGTAGGTTAAATTTAGCGTGGAATACCTTTTTTAATCCGAATCAAAACCTCTTTAATGAGGCTATGTATAAAATGATTGGAGGTCTCACCAATACTTACAATCCAACTTTAGAAACATTAATGGTTAAAGGTTATGGCGAAAATCCTGATGTTAATGCAATGGTTAATCAAATGGCATCCAAAACAACAGTCGTGCCTTACTACATAAAGCAAATATCGGATGAGGAAGCGGTTAAGAAAATAAAACGTTATCCAACTGAATTAACCATCCAACAAAAGAGAGCTATTGAACTTCTTAAAAAAGATGCTTACGAAACAGATAGCGAAATGCCTATGCCGATTGATAGACCTAATCCGGTACAAACGTGGAATGATATATTATTTTTATATAAGGTTTATTTAAAAGTTTGCGGTAATGTTTATTTTTATAAGATGTCACCCAAAGAAGGAGCGAGAGCGGGAGAGCCATTACAACTTTATATACTTCCAGCTCATTGGATGCAAATAGTATTAAAACCAAATGCTAATATGTTATCCGTTGAAAGTCCTATCGACCATTATATTATGCAGTTCGGAGGCAATCAATATGTTAAATTTCCTTTTGATAGCATTATTCATATTAAAAGAACTAATCCTTTCTACGATAACAATGGCGCTCATTTATATGGCCGTAGTGAATTAATGGCAGCAGTTAGAAACATCAACAGCTCAAATAGTTTTATTGATACGAATGTAAAAACTTCTCAAAACAGCGGTGTTTACGGATTCATTCACGCTGGGGATGGTGCAAGTCCATTAACTTACGACCAAGCACAATCACTTAAACAGAGTTTAGTTGAAATGGATTTGGATAGCTCAAGGTTATCAAATATAGCCGGTGCATCGGCAAAGATAGGTTTTACTCGCATTTCACTTACAACCGATGAATTAAGACCATTTGACTTTTTAAGCAATGACAGACGAACATTAGCTAACTGTTTAAATTGGGATGTTAATTTATTAAATGAAGATAGACGAACAACTGGAGGCGGTGGCTTTACAGATACACTTATTGAAGCTCGTAAAAGAGTTATAATTGACAACATCAAGCCTGATTTAGATTTGTTTGCATCTTATATGAATCCAGAGTTTATACAGAAGTTTAAAGGTTATGAGAATGCAGAGTTAGAGTTTGATATAAGTGAACTACCAGAAATGCAACCGGATATGAAGTTAATGGCCGATTGGGTTAATGCAGTTCCACTAACTTTGAACGAGCGCAGAGAGGTATTCAACTATGAGGAAATAGATGACGATATGATGAATGAGATTTATATCCCTAATGGAATTGTAAATTTAAATGATCCAACTATAAACGATTTACAGAATGGATAAATTAAGAATTAGACAGGAATTACAAGCTTATCGAATTGTAAGACGCAAAGTTTTACAAATCGTTAATAATATTCCGTTTAATAATTTATCACGATTGACTTATAATGCTTTGATAATTTCAAATGTAACTGAAAGCCAAATCAAAGATATTTACAGAGAAGTTTATAGAGCTTTAGTAGAGCCACAATTTAAACGAACAGCAAGGCAGTTAAAACAAGAATTTGACTTTGATATGATTTTAAATAGTTGGCTTAATACAAATGCAGGTTTGAGAATAGTATCAGTTCATCAAACATTAATTGAAGCAATTATAAAAGTTATTGCAGATGGTTATGAAAATAATTTGTCAGTAGCCGACATAACTCGTAATTTGCAAAATAAGTTTGGATGGTTTAAATATCAGGCTTTACGAATTGCACGAACAGAAACGACAACAGCCACAAATTTAGCCACTACATTAGCTGCCGAAAACTCGGATTTTGTTTTACAAAAAACTTGGGTAAGCGCACAAGACAATAGAACACGAAGGCCACCTAAATCGCCATTTGACCATTTAGATATGAATGGCGTTACAGTAGATGCAGATAGGCCATTCTTTGTTGGTGGTGAGGAAATTGAATATCCGGGCGATCCACAAGGAACAGCAGGGAATATAATAAACTGCCGATGTAAAGTGGTTTATACTATAAAAGAAGATGAAAATGGAATGCCTATAAGAAAAAAAATAGGTTAAATTAAAATAATTAATATATTTGCGATATGGAATTTAAACAATTAGCATACGATTTAAAAGAATTAGACGAAAAAAAGGGCGTGGTTACTGCCTATGCTAATGTCTACAACTTTAAAGATAGCGATGGAGATATTTCCGCTTATGGTTCATTTGATAAAACAGTAAGTGAGAATTTTAAACGCATTCGGGTATTAAAGGACCACAATCCAACTATGATGATTGGAGTGCCTTTGACTATTGATACCAAAGATACTTACGGACTTTTGACAACTACTCAATTCAATATGAATAAGGATTTAGGTAAAGATATGTTTACCGATGTCAAACTTATGTATGATACTGGATTGAATGCGGAGTTAAGTATTGGTTATAGAGTAATGCAAAGAGACAATAAAGATAAAAGCATTATAAAAGAATATA